CGTTCAGGTCGCACCACAGGATGATCTGCTCATCCGGCGACTGTTCGGTGTGTTCGGTGACGAGCGCCATCATGCGGGCGACGCGAGCTGTCAACGTGTTCCGCTTCTCACGCGCGGCACCAACGAGAGACATCGCACCGCCGCGTACAAGAACAGCCTGCCCATCACGCTCGATCTGGTCGGAGAGCATGTCGATCGCGACTTCCTCCCACTCGACATGCAGCGGCGGCAGGTCGTAGCCTTCGTCGGAGAATCCGAGGTCAGAGGGTCGCTGCAAGAAGCACGCCCATGTGTTCAGCCACAGCCAGAATTCCCGAGTTTTATGGGGATAAAGCTTGAGGTTCCCAGCCTTCGAAGAATCGCGGTGGAAGAACCGTGTGAGCGCGGCTCCGGTGTCCATAATTCCAAGGAACCCGGCGTAGTGAATGAGTTCCTTGTGCCGGTTCGGTGACGGTGTGGCTGTCGCCACGAACCGGAACGGCACCGACTCGAACAGCTGCAAGAACTCCTGATACGTCTTCGAGCCGAACGAACGCAGCACGGCAGCCTCATCGAGAGACACCGCGGTGAACTGCTCAACATCGAGCCTGCCGTCACGCACAGACTCATAGTTGGTGACGTAGACGCCAGACCAGTCCGGGTCGATTTCTTCGGTGCGGCGAATGAAACGCACTTCGAGGTCGAGAAGGTTGCGGCCGTCGCGGATGATGTCACCACGGACACCGAGCGGTGCCACGATAAGCCCACGTCCGCCCTGCCGCCCGAGGATGAGCCGGATGATCTCCAGCTGCATGATCGACTTGCCGAGTCCGTAGCGGGCAAAGATCGCACGGCGGCCACCAGCGACAGCCCACTTCACGATCGCTGCCTGGTGAGGCTGGAAATTGGGGTGGCCCTCACGCATAATGGCCGACAGATCGTCGTCTGCGACCTCGAACCCGAAGCGGCGGTCGAACGCCACCTTGTCGCGCAAGAACTCGTCATAGCTGAGGTGACCGGTGTTGCCAGTCGAAAGAGTCAATGTCATTTTTTCTGCCCTTGCTTTTGGAGGGAAACAATGTCGTCCCCAAGATCGGTGATCGTCACAGTGAAGTGCGGTTCGGCGCCTGCCTCGAACCGGATCGTCGCGGACGGTTTCTGCATATGGGCAGGGTCGTCGTCGTCAACAATTCGGGCGGAAGTGCCACGGTTTGAACCGATACCGTCATAGATCGCTTTCAGCAGCGGGGCGAGGTTGTCGGTGTCACGGTTGCGGCGGTCAGCAACAACCCACACGACATCGACACGGATATTGTCCAGTCCCGGGACTTGTGCGGCACGGGTGCGCAGCATCGTCTGGGTGCGTATCATCTGGGTGTTCTCGTGCTTGGTTCGCCAGTGGCAGCGGTCGTTCGCTGAGAGCCCCTTCGGTGGGCGGGGATAGTTGAGGTCGAAAGACCATGTGGTGGTCATCGGTGGCTCCCGTACGAGTTATAGGCAGCTTGGACGCCGCGATTGATATTTAAATTTCCGTAAAGCTTCGACGTAAGCGCTTTGAGGGTGTCGTCGGCGTAATGCCATGCCGCTTTCGCGTTATGAAGGTCCTCCATCTCGGTAAGTGCCTCCACATCTGCCAGAGCGCGCGCCACCGTGACGGTGTTGTTTTTCGCATGCTGGGCAAGTGCTGTGTTGCGGCGTCGTGACCATGCCCGCTCACACTCATACCGACGCTCATTCAGTTCGAGCATCTTCGCGGGCATCTGCTCAATGAGAGTGGTCAGTTCGGTGATGAGGTACTCCATTTCGGCTGGATTCGCCGGAACAAAGTGGATCAGCTCACCACCACGAGTGAGCACGTCAACAGCAGCGCCGCCTTCTGCGCCTGCGGGGGAGGTGACAGTAGGGTTCTCGTCGGTGAAGTGAGTCATCGCCCAGCCTCGGCTTCCGCTGCGGCTTGCGCTTCGTAGTCGGCGTCCGTTGGGGTGGCAGGTTCAGGCTCGGCTTCAGACACCGGCTCAGCCTCGGTCGCGGGTTCCTCGATGACGACGTCGCGGCCCAACTTCCCGACCTTCGTGAGCACGAGCGTGCGGATCTGATCGGTGTACTCTCCGAGCGCGTCGGCGCGCTTACCGATCGCCAACAACTCATCCTTCGTCGTGGCCTCAGCTACCAACGCTGCCCAGTCCTCAGTCGGCTCAAGATCAGCGTCCACTGTCTCGACTTCTTCGCGCTCGTTGACGACAGCGCCCATCTCCTCAGCGGTGTAGTGCATGCCCATGAGCACGTCCTCAAAACCAGCGGACGCGACATCGCTGAGCGAACGCCAACGCAGAAGACGGGGCATGTAGCTCTCCCACGGCTTCGGGTTGTTAGTTTTCGACCGCGCCTTCCCACGCCAGACCCCTCCCGCGTCAGGCTCGTAGGAGTCGAGCAGTCCAGCGCGGAGGGCATCGGCCGGCGTCCACGTGTACACATAGGGGTGCTCGGGATCGTCGGATCGGATACCTGTGCATGTGACGGAGATGTCGCCGCCCTCGACAGTTCCTGTTTGCTCAATGCGGAGCGTGTGCCCCGCCTGGCGGATCAACGCCGACATCAGCGACGGCTTCAACGTGGGATTACCCTCGATGACGTCGATGCCGCGCAGAGCTGCCATGGGGTGCAGGCCAAGCATTAGCCCGGTTTCGACGATGAGCATGACCTTGCCGGGGCTCGGTCGGTTTTCCATCAGCCCGGTCTCAGGGTTTTTCGTGTTCGCCCACAGTCCTGGGGGCAGTAGATCGCCTGCGGCGGCCAACATCTGGACGTAGGACTTTTTCTCTTCGAGGGTGGCGTTGACGTATTGGGTGATTGCGGTGCTCATGCTGCGTTCATCTCTCTTTCGAATTCGAGCGCCCGGGTAAGGCGGTCGAGGAGGTCCGTTGCGAGGGGAAGAATCTTCGACGTGAGGTCGACGATCTTTGGGTGGTTGCGGGGGATGGTGAGGTTCTTCGGTTCGTCAGCGCGGGGAATCCACTCGCCTGCAATTGGGTCAGTGACGAGTTCCTGCCAGATGAACTCGATCTCTTCGAACTCGGGGACGACAAGAAACTGAAACGCGACCTGTCGCCATTCGCCAAGAGTTGGACCGGTCACGACCTTGTTGTGCTTGGCCTTACACTCAGCGCCACGGGTAGCGTCCGCACCATCTGGTGTCGCTGCGAACCCGCGGTTGTCGGGGGCGTGGATGAGGGCAATATTCGGGCTGATACCGGCCCAGGCGAGCATCATTGGTTCCCACCTGTGGCCTTGTTCGGTGTATGCGTTGCCGTTCCACTCGCGGCGTGTGAGTTTCTCTTTGAGTACCGATTCCACTGAGGACTCTTTGGCGAGTTTCGCGGCGTCGGACGCACCAACGCAGGGTTGCCGGGCGAGCTTCCACCCTTCCCGGTCGATGCCGTCGTGCAGAATGCGATCGAAGTGGGTCATACCGGCCTCACCTCGGTCTGAGCTTCGAGCGGGATGGCCCCACTCTTTGTGTAGTTCTCTGCGAGTGCTTTAGAGGAGAATGTGGCAAGCCATACCCACGGAACGGCATTGTTGGGGCGCGCGTAGACGTCGTGCGCGTCGTGGAAGATTCCTTCGGGCATCAGTTGCCACCTGTCTGTTGTTCGTCGCGGTGGTCGTCAGCATTCGCGAGGATGCGTTCGGCGTATCCCGGCGATTTCCGGTCGTCCATGTCATAGGCGTCGTAATCGAGGTCGTCCATCAGATGCCCAACCCTTCGACGGGTGTTTGGTCGCGGTCGGGTGCGATCGCTTCGAGGAGCGCGTAACGGTCTTCGAAGTAGCGGTAGAACGTCCCAATCGAACAGCCAGCAAGGAGCGCCACCTGTGCAGTCGTGAGTCGGTCGCGGCCGATCGCAGGGTTGTTGTACAGCTTGATGGCTGCAGTCTTGATCGCGTCGAGGCGAACCTGCGAACGCGCCTGCAGTGGCTTGTTGCGGAGGGCGGCGCTCATTTTGCGACCTGCCCGTCAGCGAGTTCGAGCACATCAATACCAGCCACAGAAGGCATGTCCGGACGGCCACGATCAATCAGCCCGGTGAAGTGTGCCTCGGTGAGCATCTCGTCAATCTTCGTGAGGCTGGTCGGGTCAAGTGCGTCACCGTTCTTGATGATGACCAGGCACAGCTCTTCATCCGAGTGCTCACCTGAGATCGCCACCGCAATAGCAGCAACTTCCCTGTCGGCAGCGTTCACGTTCACAAACGGGGTGCCGTCGAGCAGAACGTATTCGTCATCGACCGACAGCCCCGGGTGCGGGAACGTCGCGAGCGCCAGACCCTCGAACTTGGCCTTCTTCACCGTCTTAAGTTTCTCGTCAAGAGTGATGTGCAGGGTGGCGGCGGCATCGTAGGCGGCTTTCGCTCGGGAGTGCTCAGCCTTCGCTCGAACTTTGGCGTTGATCTCTTCGACCTCACCGAGGCGGGCGTTGATCGCGGAGGTGTCGATGCGCTCGGGCCCGATGACGAACGCCTTCCGACAGGTTTCCTTCACGTCTGTGGCGCGTGATAGGAATGTGCGTGCCGCGTCGAGAGCGTCTATCAAACGAGCTACCTCGGTCGCAGCGCGCTCTTCTTCGGATTCAGCATTAGCAAGGGCATCTGCCTTGCGGTCGAGTTCAGCGTTGTGGTCCCGCGCTGCGTCGAGTTCGGCATTGATGCTGGCGTAGGAAACTTCCTCCGCAGGAGTGTCCCGCGAAGGCGGAACCAACTGGGACAGTGCACCCTCAAGGCGTGACTTCTCTCGGTTCGCATCCGTGCGCGCCAATTCCACCCGTGACTGCTCAGCAGTCAAAGCGGCCATGTCGAAACCCTCAGGGAAGATCGACTTCGACATGATCAGCTCGCGACGCTTCGCTTCATCCATCGCAAGGAACTCGGCAACATCCACAATCACGGTGCCGATGCGGTCTTTCAGGATCGCGGTGCCGTCCTGGTACTTGGCGCCGTCGAGGGCGCGCACTTCGACGGCCGACATTTTGCCGTTCTTCCACTTGCGGGTGAATGAGAGTCCGAGGTCGTGGTCGACGTAGGTTGCTTCACCTTCGAGCTGTCCTTCATGCACGGGGTCGGGTGCGCCCTTGATTGCTTTGTGGGCGAAGATGTGCCCGAATGCGTTCACGAAGCTGGACTTCCCTGCACGGTTCTTGCCGGTGATGACGATGGTGTTGCTGTCGGTACGGTGGGTGATCTCTCCACGGATGCCGTAGAGGTTGCGAACAGTGAGTTCTTTAGTCATGGGAGGTGCCTTTCAATTTGGAGGATTAGAACAGCGGTGCTGGCGGTGACGTAAACGGTCAGTACCAGCCACCAGAACCGGGGCACCCATTTGGTGCGACGGCGGTGGGTGGAGGCACGGCGCAGATGTTGTGCGTCGATGCCCCACATGGTTTTCATTACGATGTTGAGGAGCTGTAGTGCTCGAACCCACAGTCAGGGCACACCCAATGGCCTGTGTCCGTCTCAGGGTCGAATGTTGCATCGACGTTTCCTGCAAACCCGCACGGGGCGAGGCATTCGCGCCACACAATGTGATCAGTCACAAACTGGCCGGATGATTCCATTGCTTGCTCCAGACGTTGAGGTTCTTGGCGCATCACTTTTTCGCCCACCAAGATTTCGGTAATTTGCTGAATGGGAGTGGTGCTTGTTTGCATGTGCGCGATTAGGTCATTCACTCGGTGCTCCTATTTGCCAGCTCGATTAGCACGTCTGCATGGCACGGCTGATCCAGCGGGCACCAACAAACGAGGTCTCTGCCGCGCAACTCGAACAAGTTGGAAAGCTTGATCTGGAGTCGCCCGTCGAGAAGCGCTTTGCGAAATTCCGCTACAGCGACTTCAGGGGTGATGTTCCCGCCATTCTCAGGTGTCCCCACAACAAACGGGTTCCCAAAAAACGATGGACGGGACACGACAATTGCGCCGGTCGGCTTCCGCCAACCCTTCGCCCTGCTGCGCCTAATTCGCTTAGGCAGCGAGGGCGCGACATCGAAAAGGGCCAACGCACTCACAACGTCACCCCCGTAATGAGGAGTGCGAACCCCGCCGAGACGGTCACGTTCAGACCGAGCAGGATGGTGCCCACGAGAAGCACCGGTGTGAGGCGGTAGTAGCCTTTTGGTGCTGGGGTGAACTCGCCGCGGTCGCAGGTGTAGAAACGAGTCATTTTGTTGCCTCCGATTCTGCGATCTGACTGTCATCGGTCAAGTCGAATAGCGGTTCGTCCGGCTCAGCAGGCTCGGGCGCGTAATGCCAGAAGTAGCCACAGCCGTCCCACGTGAATTCGACAAGGCCAGAGCGGAACTCGGTTTCTTCGCCGTCGTAGCATTCCTCAAGGCCAACGCTGTCGAACCAGCCCTCCGTCTCACGGCAGTAATCGAGGTGATTTGTCCACGTCTCAACACCGCACGAACATTCCTCTTCGCAGGTCTCGCAGAACCAACGGCAAGGCGAAACTGTTACGTCGTCGGAATCCTTCGCAGTGCAACGGAACTGTTTAGTGATCCAGTGTGGATGGATGCTTAGGTCTATGTAGTGAGCGCTCATGACCGCACCCCGCGCTCAGCGCGATCACGGCGCACCTTGTCACGACGCAACAACACACACGTCCATAACGTCACCAGAACAACGATCAGCAGGAAGCTCCCGGCCTCGCTGACCGTCTGCGCCCACATCTCCGCGCTCATGCGAGACGCCCCTGAATCTCCAGAAGCCGTTCCTTGGGTATCCCGTACCCGGCGCTCAAGTCGGCGTTCATATTGGCGATTAGGTTGGCGGTGCGCTGCTCTTGCACCAGTGCGGCGGTCTGCTCTACCAGCGCGAGAGTCGCGTGAACCTGTGCGGCAAGCAGTGTCTCGGTGTCGTTCTTGAACCAGTAGCTGCCATCCTCTGGTATACGGGAGCCGCGCTCAGCAAGGTACTCGGCTTCTTTCTTGTGGTCGATGGCACTCATGCGGACACCGCCTTACGCACTAGGAACGCGCCAACTGCCAACAACAGCGACGCGATACCAGCAGGGACAAGAGGACTGCTACCCGTGTAGGCGAGCTCGGTCACAGGGAGCGTGGGGAGCTGCTGGGGAACGAACGCCGCAACAGGTGTCGTCGGCTCAACAGGAGGGACAACGACAGGCGGCTCAACGACGGGAGGCTCAACAGGCGGCACGACAACCGTGCAGTCATTACCCTCAGTGAAATCCCAACCAACATTCATGCCATTGACCGGATGACTATGCGGTGCCGACACCTGGTTCTCACCATTAGGCGACCAGTACAAATCCGACTGCCAGTTGCAATCAGGAAGCTCAACAGTCAGCGTGTAATCACCCGCACCGTAAGCAACACCCGCATCAGTGGCATGATCGAAAGCAACCTGCTTGTCATAAGGAAGAACCAGCTTATTTTCCAGCTCATATGAAGAGAACGAGATCGGCGCGGTCGGGATGTTGCAGTCAGCGGGTGCGACAGTAAGTGTTGCTGTTCCACCTATCACCGTCGATGCGGTAACTCTGCACTGGATGTCAACAACTGCCGGGTCAGGTGTCGGGTCGGGGTCTGGTTCATCCGGTGTCTCTTCAACGATGGGCGCCGGTTCCACAATTGGGCAACCATCAGCGGGTGCCGGGATCAGGTCATCATCGTGTTTCTCGTGTCCTTTCAGCGCATTTGCTGAAACGTTGATCAGGTTCCATGGGTTCTCTTCGCTACTCGTGGAGTGGCAGATGCTGACCTTGGGTTCGGGTGTTGCGTTTGCGATTGTTGCCCCGCCCAGTACGAGTGCGCCGGCGAAACATGCGGTGGTGAGTGTTGCAAATGTTTTGTTCATGGTGTGCCTTTCAGAAACCAACGGAGCTATCGAAATTGCGGGACTCATGCCGTCACCGCTGACAGGTTCGACAGCACACGCCGCCGGATCGCAGGAAGCGCCGCAGAACGGATGTACAGGGTTGTTCTCACCTGCCCGTTGTGATGACGGGGCGCATTATGTTGCGGCATCGACCGGAACTTGTCCGCGTGCGCGGCAGCCGCCCGATACTCGTACTCCTTGACATCACGGCCGACTGACTTCGACCACCGCGTACCAATGAGGGTCTTATATACCCATCCGGCAGCGAGTAGACGGTTCCGCAGTTCTCCCTCGGGAACACCAATCTCGTTCGCTGCGACACGGAACAGCACCACGTCGTCATGGTCGACAAACGTTTCGACGTATTCGACCTTCGGGGCGTCAGCCTCGACCTTCGCCTCTAATGCAGCGCGCGTCTCAACTTCATCTGCCAGCATGCGAAGCGCCTCACCATACGACTGCGGCAACGCGTTGACCTCGGAGCGGCTGTAACCTCCCGTTCTGCGAATCGTCGGCAATACTTCGCGGGTGACCCAGCGCTTGAACTCAGAAGCGTTCGGCGCTTGGGAGCGAAGAACCGCAGAATACATTCCCGGTTCCGAGACGATGGCGACGGCTTGCATCCCGCCAGGGGTGTGCAGGTCTTGCACCCCCTTGTCCTCAGCGTCGAGAGACCGGAGCATCGCGGATGTGGCGGAGTAGCCGAGTGCCTGAGAAAGATCAGACGCAACCCACCACGGCTCACCGTCGATCACAAGCGTGCGAATATCCACCCCCTCGTGGCGGAAGATGCTAATCTCGGTGGTTGACATTGGGTTTACCTTTCGTGTCATGGCCCGGTGTTTGCCCACCGGGCTTTTTTCTTGGAGCAGTGAGGGCCGGACGGGCACCCTTTGGTCGTTTGAGCCGCCGACTACTCGACAGCCCCGCCCGGTTCAGCCAGTGGGGGGACTGGCGGTCTGTGTGCCGTAGGTGCGGCGATCGAGGTATGCCTGAAGTGTTGATGCGCTGATGCGCTGCTTCGCCTGGCCGCTGCCGAGCTCGACCACCTTCTTGAGACTCCCGTCCGCGATGCGGGCGTAGACGAAGTCAGTGGAGACGTCGAGAATGGTGGCCACCGATGCGATCGAGTAGTGACGCTCAACCTCAAGCACGGCGCTCATCAGGCGGCCAGATTGTCCGAGGTGACCGCGTGAAAGAGATCACCGAGCGGGACATGGGGGAACGCAAGGTTGACCTGCGCGATGAACACGCCGTTTACGGGCAGTCCCTTCGACGCACGCCACAAAGTGGTGTAGTCAGTGCCGATGATGCGGGCAAGCTCCGCTTCGCTCGTAATTCCGTTTGCTCGGCGAAGTTCATCCAGCCGAGAACGGTTCAACACTGTTCCGGGTTTCGTTCTTGCTGTACCGGTAGAAGCTTTCATAACGGCAAGACTAATCATTTCTTGCTGCAACGCAAGTTGATTTCAGTCCCGCGTGTCGCATTTCGCGCCCAAAAGTGCCGAAAACAGCCAAATTATGAGGATTGCCCCCCTGAAAGGTCATTGCAGTATTGAAATACCCGGGTACGGTTGAACCGTGAATCAGAAGCAGACTTGGCCTGAATACCTCAACACGGTCACCGCCGGGGACACGGGAGCGCGCATCGCGCAAATATCCGGGGTGCCCGAATCAACCGTGAGCCGCTGGAAGAAGGGCATCTACTCCCCAAAGCCCCAACACGTCGTCGCGGTTGCGCGCGCATACGGAGCGAACGCAGCAGAGGCGCTCATCGTCGCCGGGTTCCTGCAAGAAGGAGACGTTGATCTCAGTGCTGCCGCCGCGCGGAAAGTGCACCTTCGCGACTTCACCGACATGGAACTAGCACAAGAGATGCTGCGCAGAGTCGCAGAGGGCGGCTCACCAATACTCGAAGAACCTCTCGACGCAGAGCACCCAGCAATGCGCCCCCCATCCAGCAACAGCACAAGCCGCGCCGAATGAGAGCAGCCAAGGGCGAGGGGTCGGCATTCAAGACCGAGACCGGCTACCGCGGGTACGTCACTGTCAACGGCAAGCGGAAGTACTTCTCCGCGAAGACCAAGGCCGAGGCCGCGCAGAAGAAGCGCGCGCTCCTCGCGCGGCGAGACGACGGCCGCCTGGTCGTCGGGAAGGTTCCGACCGTAGGCGCGTGGATGGTGCACTGGCTCGACAACGTGCGCACCGCCAGCTCCACCACCTACGACATGGACAAGTGGGTGATCGAGGCGAAGATCATTCCGGAGCTCGGCACCACCACCCTCGACAAGCTGACCGCCGAGCGGATCGAACAGTGGGTCACCGACCTCGGCGTTGTGCCGTCGTCGCAGAGACGTTACCTTGCGCCGATGAAGACAGCGCTCGAGGTCGCTTTCAAGCGCGGGCACATCGTATTCAACCCCGCGGCGCGCGTCGAGATCGGCGCCCAAGGGAAGGCGAACACCTCCGCGTTCTCGCGAGCAGATCGCGACGCTATCTTGCGTGCCGCCACTGGTCGAAACCGTGCGCGCTGGCACGTCGCCCTTCGCATGGGTCTGCGGCCGGCAGAGGTGCTCGGGCTGTCGTGGACGGACTTCGATGAGAAGGTGGGGACGCTCACCGTGCGCAACCAGCTCCTACGGGCGACAGGGCGCGGACTGTTCCTGCAACCGAAGACGAAGACGAAGGCGGGGGATCGGGTCATCATTCTTCCGAAGTCGATCGTTGCGCTCATCGTTGACCACCGCGCGGAGCAGCTGATCGAGCGCGGACAGCAGGCCGACGACTGGGTCGGTTGGGATTTCGACGGCCAGCCGGTTGCGCTGATCTTTAGCCAGCCGAACGGCCTGCCCATCGGGTCGGGCACAGACATTCGTCACTGGCGGAGGACGCTCGAAGCCGCCGGGCTGTCGAACGTGCGTCGGTATAAGGGCCGCCACACTGCGGCCACGCACATGCTGAACGACAGCGGAAACGACGTCGCCGTCACCGCGAAGAACCTCGGCCACTCCGACGCAGGGTTCACCTACCGCACCTACGTGCACCCGCTCGAAGATCGCGAGCGCGAGATGGCCGAGAAGATGGATGCACCCTATGCTGCACCCTATGACACCGCCACAGAGCGGTACCCAGCGGAACTCGAACCGGGAACTTCCGCGTAAAGTCGGGTTTCACCGGCAGTGTGCGGCACCCAGCGGAGGCGGACTCTATCTCTCGTAATGAGAAGGTCGTCAGTTCGATTCTGACAGGCGGCTCCATATAAACACTGGGGAGTAGCCACCACGGCGACTCCCCAGCTTCATGCCCTGCACCCTACCGTGCACCGTATGGGGACAGTGCGACCCGCGGAACTGCGCGGTTCGCGCCTACGGACGCCGCGCGGAATCGGCGCGGGTGATGACATCGACAAGGTCGAGCGCGAGTGCCCTGCAGATGCGGTCTAGCTCATCGATGGTCAGCGCACGCTCGGCGCGAAGAAGTTTCGACAGCTGCGACTGGGAGATTCCCACAACTTCCCCGAGTTCACTCTGACCAATGCCGGCGTCTCCGAGCGCATCGCTGAGAACGTTGGCTATCGCGCGCGATAGCGGCCCAGGCGGGCGTCTGGTTCCGGAAGGCATCGTTCGAAACTATCGCCAAAAGTGGGGCCCTTCTGAATCTAGTTCGGATGAACTAATGTTGCTACATGGAGCGACAACGTCGCGTTCAGGTGGCGAGCGCAGTGAAAGCCGAACTCGCCCTGCAAGGCGTGTCGCCCGAACGGTTAGCCGAGTTGATTTCAATTCCAATGTCAGCGCTGGATCATATGCTCAGCGGCGAAGCAGACATGGAACTCGAAGACCTCGACACGATAGCCATCGCCCTCGGGGTTTCCGTTGTCTCATTTCTGGATGCGGGCTAGGTGCAGGCTGGTGCATCGTTTTCAAGGGGGATACATGCGATTGGTGAAACTTGATTGGGCGGCACTTACGGAAGCGGCGGCGGGCATGGGGGTGTGCGGCCGTGAGGCGATCGTTCAGCATCTGGGAGTGGAACCCGAACCTGTGACGATGGAGGTCATCGCGCGAGTGGTCACCCTGTTTCCAGCGAGGGCCGTCGACGTCTTCCGCATTTCAGGGCGGGGTGACCTGCTCCCACCACCACCTCCCACTCTGGGGCTGCGGGGACAACGTGCACGCCGGTAGGCTCGGTCGCATGAAAGTCCTCACTACGACCATGCTCGGACTGTCCGTCGTTGCGATGCTCGCAGGCTGCGCCGCACCTGCTGTGACGCCCGAGCCGGAACCATCCGAGACTCTGAACCCGGCGCACGCGATCTGCGACGACTTCGAGACCGCAACAAACGACCTCGCCCAACTCCTCATCCTCGTCTGGAACGGTGACGCGACTGATTCTGAAGAGGCGGAACTCAAGAACTTCGCCGACAGATTCGACATACTCTCCCTAGAGGCTGACGGCGAGCTCGCGACCAGGCTCGCCGCTGTGCGGGACATTCTGCCCAATGGTGTGTTGCCGGTGCTCATTGACTCCGAGGACTACTTCGATGCGCTGAGTGCTGTGCAGCGTGCTTGTGAAGCTGAGGGCGCAGACTCCGACTACACGACATGGGAGTACTGACGCAGGGGACAACAAAAAAGCCCCGCTCCGACCTCTGCGAAGAGGTGGAGCGGGGCTTTGTCGTTGCTGGACTATTGGCAGCTGCCACACTGCAGTAAGTCCTGCGGGTCGACGGGTACCGCGTACGGTTCGTCGTTCGGATCCTGCACGGGTCAGCGTGCGGTATAGACCGGTGTGGCGGACGAGCCGAGTAACCACTTCTCTGCCTTCGGCCAGCGGGCTCCAATCTTGCGGGCACCCCAGTAGTAGAGGGCGATGACTGCGGCTGTGGCTGCTGCGATGAGCAGGTCGCGCCACCCGTTGCCGTACGTGCCTTCGACGTAGGTGATGGCGGTGTTGAGCCAGGTGAACTGCGCGAGCAGGAACGTGATGAGCGAGCCGATCGCGACAGGCACGTAGGTGCGGAAGTAGGCGACCGGGTCAATGGTGGGGAGGATGGGACTGGACATTACTGCTCCTTGTTCGGTTTGTGTTGGTTCCGCTCCCGGGTGGGGCGGGTGTCGTTCAGTTGCCGTATCGCTTTTTACGAGACGGCCGAGGCGGTATCTCGATTGTGTTTTCGTTCAACGTGTGAATAAGAAGGTTGTTGTACCCCAGCAGCTCGACAACTTCTGCCTCGAGCTCTTGGATTCGGGCGGCCGTTTCCTTCTCGAAGTTGTCCAGCCGCTCTCGCAACGACTGGTTATCCTTCTGCAATGCCTCCGCTAGTGCCCCAAACCCCTCAACAGCGTTCGCATCCTTCTGAAGTGCATCACCCTTGATCCCCCGACGAGATGCAGCAATCGCATTCACCACCGCAGCACCCATACCCCCAGTGACCAACGCGAAAATGCCAAGAATGATCAGACCGGTGTAGTTACCCGACTCAATAAAGTCATTCGGCGCCATCGGCAGCTCCCCTCGTCAGTCGACGTGTCTTCACATCCAACTTGATAGCTTTTGACAAGAAGAAGAGCGACAGAATTGCAACAGCGATCGCGGGTCCATAGACGGCTGGCAGCGGATCCCGGAACGTTGCCTGGTCGAGCATCAGCGCCCACAGCGCGACGTCGTATAACGCATATGCACCACACAGCGGCCAGAGTGCGATGGCTTCAATTTTGAAGTTGGGTTTCAGGATTGAGAAGAAAGCTGCACCACCCGCCACAAGAAATGATGTGCCGTAAACGTAGACGATGCCTACCCCCAAAATCATTTGGACGGGCATTGACGGATACAGCAAGGTCAGCACTCCGTGGGCCGTCACTAGCGCGTAGATAATCGCCAGAAGAGTCCGGTTCATATGTACTCCATTCGAGGGGTAGAAGATTGTGTCCAAATGAATTAAACTTTGCTCATGAAGAACATGACGAAGGGGATCATCGCCAGCCTCAGTGCTGCCGCCGTAATTACTGCCGGCGCGTTCATCGGGGTGTCCGCAACAACAGCGGAACCCGAGGAAACACAGGCCGCGGTCGTAACCGTTGACGAGAACACGTTGCGTCAGGAAACTCCCAACACTGTTCGTCAGACTGTTCTTCCGGCACCTGTTGTTGAGGAAGCTGTTATTGAACCAGCCCCGACACAGGAACCCGTAGCAGAACCCGCACCGGCACCAGCGCCTGAACCTGAGCCCGAGGCATGGGTGAACGATGACGGAAAGGTGGAAGGCGCAGGCTGTCCCTCGCCCTACGTTGATCTGGGATACGGCTGCCAAGACCCCATCTGCGGTGTAGACGCAAACGGCAACGACATTCCCTGTGAGGGCTAAGCGGTTTCCAACCTCGTGAGCCGTTCATGCAAATCACGGACAGCAACAAGGTTGGCTACAGCACCAAACCCCGCATAATCCACACCGGCAGGCGTGACCCCATCACTGTCATAGATGACGAACAACTCTAAACCATTCTTGATAAGATCCTCAGCGAATAAACCCGCCTCGTCTGGAACCTCATATTCGGGGTCGTAGAATTCGTTCTCGGGGTTGTCGCGAATCTCTAGCTGGGTGATGTAGGCGAACACTCCCGGAGTACATGCACGCACGTTCTCCGCGGTGAACGGGACGCTCCTAATGTTTGTTTTCTTCACCTCTGTAGAAGGTGCGTAGCCGAAGATTCCGTTGTTGTTCTGCCATACTGTTTGACGCGCGCCGGGGTATACGGTGATGTCGGTGTTGAATGCACCCACACTCTTCAAACTGCCAACAGCGTTCACTTGGCTGGACGCGGTAACGCTGCCGGATGCAGACATGTTGCCGGTCGCAGTGACGTTGCCGCCGGCGGTGACGTTCCCGGTCGCGGTGACGTTCCCGGTCGCGGTGACGTTGCCTGTATTCACAGCCGTTGCGAGGGCCTCATCGATCTGCCCGGGCAGGTCATTCACGAGCTTGGTGAGCGTCTCAATGGCCCGGTTCATCTGGGTAGCATCAAAGGTGGAGATACGGTCAATGCGTTCATCCAGTTGTCGGCGCAGTTCCGAAAGCTGGGCGCGGAAATCGCTAGGTCCTGGTGTTGGGTTAGCCAAGAGGTGCCTCCGTGGTAGTGATAGTGATCCAGTTCGGGTCTTCCGTGCCGGATAGTGCGGCGATCTCACGCCGGTACGTCCCATCAGGAATCAGATCGTCATCACGGACGGTGATGTCACACAAGTCCCCCTTGCGGTACTCGCCCGGGAACGGTGACTGGTCAGTGCGAACCCGGAAAGGCCAGAACTGGGTGGGCGCAGCGGATACCCGGATTCGTTCATCCGAATATGACTGAATGGTCGCGGGGTCGCTTGCGCTCGAGTGGTCAGTATCGACAGATTCGAACAGGGGGAAGCCAGCGGTGAGCTGAGCAGGGTTCTGCGCAAACGTAACCATGGCATTGCCGACAGAGCGGCCACCTGTCGTCCACGCAAGGGATGACATTGTGGTTGCGTCGATCTCAATCTCAAGGTCATCAATGCCTGGTTCGGGTACTGAGTAGTCCCACTGGTGGATTGATGCCGAGCGGAGACGTGGCTGTTCCTCGGTGCCGGTACGAAATAGTAGTTCGATGCCGAGGCGGTCTGCGGTGAGGCGTGGGGCGAACTCCCAATCGGGCCCGTTGTCGCGGGCCGCATAGTTGTCGAAGGTTCTACCGATGGGAACAAGGTCGGAACCGAAGATGGTGTCCTCGCGAGTGCCAACACGGTCATCTTCGAAGATGACTGGCAGGTCACCGCCCGGGAACAGCATCGACTGTTGAACGATTTTCTTGAGGATGGTGCCCATGTCCCATCCGGATAGAGCAGTGTTGGTGAGCGGGTTTGCCTCACCTGTGGCCGGATCGATGAGGGGTTCGGTGAGGGCCGCCAGTGGGATGACGTTGCGGTGGTTGAAGTAGTCGTTACGTGACCGCAATTCCAAGGTTCGGCGCCTACGGTTGTAGAGCGGTTTCGACATCAGCCCGAACGCCATGACGTTGTCGCCGATGATCTTCGCGAGAAACGTTTTACCTGCGGTGGCGGCGTTGTACAAGCCAAGGGCGCGCATGCTCTCGTCGGCCAAGTTCACAACGCAGGAGAGGTCGTCGGGGGCATTACGGCGGGACTCCCACCGGTCGGAGACAACCTCAAGGTCAAGGATGTTCCGGCCGGTGAGGAAGTCACCGATGACAGTGCGGGACTCAACCATCTCGTTAGTTCGCCGCGACTGTGAATGTCTTCAGGCGGGCGATGATGTACCGAGTCACGGTTACTCCTTCACGATGTAGAGGCGTGCTGCTTTTCCGTTGTCGTCAGCGGTGGGGATCTCCGCAATTTTGTCGAGTACGGGTTGCAGGTTTGTTGTTCCGCCGCCGCCGCCACCCGAACCTGTGCCGACCGCAGCAACAATCGTCTTTGTCGCGTCGGTCACATTCTTGGGTGTCGCATACCTTTCGAGTGGATTAGCGTATACGGGCGACCCGTAAGCCTCAGCTTGAGCATCACTCTTCTTGACCACCTTCGCAGTGAAGCCGGTCTTCTGCTTGTAGAACACCTCGTACGTGTCAAGCGCTGCTTGATTGGGGATCGCATAACGCAAGATGCGATCGACGCACCACCACACGGTGTCGTCATCACTTTGAATTAGGTCGTACTGGGGCATGTCTTCCTCGGTTTCTGTCGGTGTTGCAGGAATTGTGGTGCCGGGGTTTCCGGCAAGCGAGTAAGAGAACGGGCCGGGGACACGACCGCCACTGCGGGCAGTGTTTTTCCACCCCATGAAGTCGCGCAACCAACCCTCGAATGAGGCACGGTTCGCACCCGTTTTTGCGCGTTCAATCCACATGTGAGTGTGGGGGCCAGTGGTTGCAGAACCCGTGCTGCCGACGACGGCTATCAGGGTTCCCTCTTTCACCCAGCCAGAAGTGGGGCCACGGTAACCGCTGTGGTGTTGCATGGTGACTTTCCAGTCGTCACTTGTGACAGCAACAGTCCAACCACCTGTGTCAGACCACCAATGAGTCACCCAACCGCTGATGGGGGCATATACGCCCTCGCCCATGTCGGCGCCATAATCGGTTGCAGGCCCAACCCCATATGTTGCGTGTGAGGCGGTGTCGCCGGTTATTCGGCGTGGGCCATCTAGGGGACGGCGGGGCATTACGCCTTCACCCCATCAGCATTCCACGCGAAGTAGTAATCGTAGGAAGCGCTTAGGTTTGGCCCGTCAGCACGCCGAATGTTGACCGTGAACCCTGTTGTTGTTGTTGCGGAAATGACTGTGATCTCAGTGCCACCAACAGCAATAAGCCCGGACGGATCAAACGCACCCGCAAGGCGTCCCCCAATAGACGAACCCGTTACTACAGGGATGGTCGAATATGCGGCAGGGAACGTAACAGTCTTAGAGATCGTGGCCGCAGCGGCACCCGTAATTTTGTCCACACCCCGCTGAGGGGTAGAAACGATGACACTGCTAACAGTGCCCATCTTGAGTTGCACGGTTGAACCCGTCTGCTCCCACGCCGCGCCCGTGTAACGGAACCGTGACGAGTCAGCCAACACAACCGCCTGCTGCTCCTTCTGCGCAGTCGTCCACAAATCCAATGCCGCCTTAGTGCGGAACGGAACAACCCCACCCGTCGTGGCCGTGTACTGGTACAACTGCGTGTAAACCACACCGCCAGACTGCATGCTGGTGGCTGTCGAAGGAATCAGCACTGCCGCTAGTGGTTCAGCACCAGCACCAATACCCGGTGCAGCATCGAGTGCTGTCTTCGCTGTGGCGTAGGTGGGCAGAGTAGGTGACACCGAAGGTGCGCCCTTGAGGATTCCAAAAACTGGGAGGCTGTTCGCGTCAGCGTTCGGCGCAACTGCATCATTTTGCTTCATATAGATCGTGTCATACCGTGAATTTGCCACCGGCGCAGCATCATGCAAAACGTTTGTGGCTCCGTTGTTGGCGAGCAGGATCACGCCCTGTCCTGAGCGCGACAACGCAGCCTCGAACGCGGCAACAGAGGAGTTCATTGTCGCCGTCGACGTAACCAACGCATCCGTGTTCCGAAAGAAAATACCGGTACGGGGGTTTCCGGAACTATCCCGAACCATCAGGCCAGCCAGTGCAAGGCGCACATCATTCGCGTCAGCGAGGCCGCTGGCCGAGGGGAATCCGTCTTGAAGGGCCATTATGTTCTCCTAGTTGTTCGCGGGCGCTGTAAACGCAGTGAGAGTCGGTGCGCCCGTGGCAACACCAATCGAGTTAAATTGGATCGTGCGGGTTACACCAGGCGGGTTGGTCCACCAGTCGCGGCGGGTGAGGAAACCAGAAACAGGGGACTGGCCATCAATGAACGCCTGCCCGCTGCGCAAATCGACGGACACGGTCGACCCGAGGGGGATGGTTCGCTCGAAACGAATCTCTCGACCAAGCTCGACACATACCGCACTGAACCCACCCTCGAGACCACCCGTTACCTCGATTATTGAGTAGGTTTCGGCCTCGCCGGTGTTTGTGGTAACCACGCGGCCCGAGATGCCTGCCGCGCCGAAGTCGATGGGGAACACGATGGGGAACTCAATACCGCCACCACCCGACGGCAGGCCGGTCGATAGAATCTCAACGGGCCCATATGTGCGCGGGTCTTTCATCATCAGCGGGATCGTGAAATCAGCGATCGCGTTCTCATCGGACACATAGAAGCCGAGCTTGCCGTCGAACTCAACGTAGGCGGTGCGCACTGAACCATCTGTCGAATCGGTGACGGTCACAGGCCAACCGGGGGCTAGCTGCTTCAACCCCATCAGGGTTGTGCGCAGTGCACGGATTTGCGCGGCACCTCCGGGGTGGATGATGCGCCCGACGATTTCGAAGTACTTCGCATCGTCGTACACCGGCGACTGCCCAAACACACCATGCCCAGTGTTGCGGCGCACCTTTTCACGTTTCACATCGGCGCTGTCGTCCCACCCGGGCAGATCGACCAAATAAGGGTCGGTGCCAGTGTCGGAGTTCATCAAAGCAATCACGGGCAGGGTCACGGTGATCATCAGAAGCCTCCGAGCTCGTCTTTGATATACCCGCGAATCCATGCTGTGCCACCAACAAGTTCAAGCTTGCCGACGATCTCTCGCGGGCCTGAACGACCACTGCTTGCGGGTTGCGAGCCACTCCGGCCGCCGTCACCGAACGACTGGCCACCCTTCGGTGTCAGTGTGTATCCGAACTCGTCGGCGGCCTCAGCAAGAACCTGTGTGGATCGTCCGCGCTTCGCTGGGGCTGCAGGGATGTACCACTCGCCGCCAGTTTCCGGTTCCGCCCACACCCTAGTGGTGCCTGCGCGCGCGAACTGGGCGATATGGTTCTCCCGCCCACCGTCTGCGTAGAAGTTGACCTTCCCACCATCAGCCTGATACATCCATGCGTTGTCTTTGATGCCCTGCTGTGCCTGCGGGGTGAGGAACATAGGAATGTTGATGCGGCGACCTGAGGCCGTAGTGATGAAGTTGTCAAGCGTCTTCAGTGCCGTTTGCGTGTCGGCGATGATCTTGATTTCCTTCTCGGAGGGCATCTGCACGATCGTGTCGGAAAGGTACTGAATCTGCTCATCGGTTGCGCCGAGGTCGCGGGCGCGCTGTAGGACTGCGTCACGGCCGGCGCGGAGGTTCGCGACATAGTTCTCGGTGTTGCCGTCGAGAGCGAATTGGTCTTCGGCAGCCTTCTGGTAGCCGCCCGCAAGATCGTTGAGCATGGCCATGTTGTCGCGACCGACCTGAGTGTTCTGACCCATCCCCAGGGAGAAGCCATCAACACCCTCGCGGGCTTTCCGGATCTGCTCATCGACTTCGAACAGCGCATTTTGGTAGTCCAGGTTTGAGGAGACCGCATCCTGCCCGACACCGTTGGCTTCGTTCATCTTCGCAATGAGACTGTCGAGAGTGTCGGTGAGTCCATCGGCTTCATTAGCAGCATCAAGGTACGCGTCAGCAGCCTCGGTAGATGCTTTTGCCCCGTCACCCTGAGCAAGTTTGAGCAGTGCCGTGTTCGCGGCAGCCTCGTCAGTGGCTGAAATGTTGATGCCTTGCGCGTTGGCTATGTCGATCAGCGCTTCCCGATATTCGGGCATCGTTTCGAGCAAAGTGACGAGCTGCTTCTCTGAAAGGTTCTGCCCATCGGTGAGCAAACGGAAGGCTTTCTGTGCACCAGGCAGATCATTCGCCGCAAGATCCGCAAGTTGCACACCAGCGTCTTTGACAGCGTTGCGGAAACCACCAGTTTCGGTAGTGAATCGCTTCCACACGTCATCGTTGAGTTCTTGCACGCGACCCAACATGTATCCCATGTTTTCTAGGTCGGCTGTGACGTCACGCCACGCAGTGACGTTGCGTCCTTCACCCAGCACGGCAAACAATTCGGCTTGAGATTGCGCTGTGGTTAGAGCATTCGTAACCTCTGTCGACGAAGCCTTCAGCGAGTCAAGGTACGAGGTGAGCAGTACTACGCCGACTGCGGCGGCGGCAAGCGCAACACCCCACGGGCCAGCAAGGAAAGAAGCGGTGCCACGGATTGCGGCAGTAGTCTTCGGCATCTGGGTTGCCAGGAGAGCGGTCGCGACACGGAACTCGGCAATCTTCGGGATTGCCAGTAGGGCCACACCTCCACTGAGGATGATCGCCCCAGCAAACAGCGCAAGAACACCAATAGCACCCTGTACAGGTTCGGGTAATCCACCAAGGAATGATGCGAACGCGGAAAGACCGTCCGATGCGTCCGAAATTGCGGGGAGGAACACCTGCCCGAAACCAATCGCCGCATCCATGACGTTGTTCTTCGTGATCGCAAGCTTCGAAGCGACAGTGTCGTACCGTTTCGCCGCCTCAGAAGTGAGTGCGTTGTTCGCGTCGAATGCTTCGTTGCCGGTCTCCATCGCCTCAGTGAAGGAGTCAGACGCGGCAGCAGAACGCAGCAGAGCGTCACGCATCCGCACTTCGGTGATGCCAAGTTCCTCAAGCATCCCCAGGGTGGAACCACCCTGTTCTTCCGCATCAGCAAGGCCCTTCACGAACAGAGCTAGAGCTGCGCCCGGGTCGGTCTTCCACTTCTTTGCGAACTCGTCAGCGGAAACCCCGGCGATTTCGGCGAACTGGTCGAGACGTTTCCCGCCCTTGTCAACAGACGCAGCGATGTCGATCATGACCTTCGAGACGGCGGAACCGCCAGCCTCAGCCTCAATACCCACGGAGGAGAGTGCGGCGGCAAGCCCCAGCGTTTCACCTTCGGTGAGGCCTACCTGCTTTGACGCACCAGACAGACGGGTCGCCATCGCCACGATCTCGGCCTCGGTGGTGGCGTAGTTGTTGCCAAGTTCCACCACAGACGAACCAAGGTTCGAAACCTTATCCTGTGAGGTGCCCATAACGTTCATGAACCGCGCAAGGGCTGTGGCGGCTTCGTTGGCTGAAAGGTTTGTTGTTTCGCCAAGGTCGATCATGGTCTTCGTGAACGCGACAACGTTCTTTGTTTGCACACCCAGCTGACCTGCAGCCTCTGCTACCGCTGCGATCTCCTGATGGGATGCCGGAAGTACCTTAGTGAGGTCGCGGAGGCCGTCTTCGACCGCTCCAAGCTCCTCAGGGGTGCCTTCCACAGTTTTTGTGACGCCAGCCCACGCCGACTCCCAGTCGATCGCAACCTTCGCCGTGAGGGCGACCATTGCGAGCACGGATGCGCCGATGCCGACGGCAGCGGTACCGATCTGGGTTTGGGCGCGCTTGACGTCCTCGCCGAGTTGCTTCGCAGCGCGAGAGGCTTCCGCTTGTTCCTTCGCGAGACGTTTCGCCGACTGGGCGGCAGTCTCCTGCTTCTTGCCCAGTTCCTCGGTGGACTTCGCAGTCTCTTTCGAGGTGGTGCCGACCTTCTTAGCGGTCTGCTCCGCCCCGGCCATGGCCGTTTGGAAGACCTGGTCCCCGGCCACTTGAATGTTGAATACTATCGATCCGGCGTCGAACACGAGTCATCACCGCTTTCTTTAGCCATGAGCCCTCGATGTCGAGGAGTCGTTCAGTAGCGGATCGGACGTAATGCCACGTTCTCGTGTCGAGAGAGCGGTCTATGTCCGTGATGAGGTGATGCTGTGCGAGGTCAAGTTCAACTTCGCCGAAAAGTTGTGGGAACGCCTCAGCCCAAATGTCCTGAGCTGTGGCCCCGGTTACGGCTTTGTCTGCTTCGGCAGCCTGTCTTGCGGCTGCTTCACGTTCGGCTTTCCACCCGTCGGGGTAGACGTAGTGGGGGTATCTGCCAGTTGAATCAGGGTTTCCAATGCCGAACTGGGCGATGTCCGCGAGGGTGAGAGCCCCAAACGTGCGACCAGCGCCCAGAGTGCTTTTACCCCTCCGGCAAGGCCTTCACCGCCTTCGATGTAGGCGTTGACACCGGACACACCGAGGATCGTCTGCCAGAACATGGCGGCGAGCGCGACGGATTCCGTTTCGGGGATCGACAGTTCGAGTCCCATCCGGTTCCCGACACTGCGTTCGTCGAGCGGTCGCGGTACCCACACGTCGCCCTCGAGGGTGGCGCCGTCAACGGCGATGGCCAGAGCATCGGTCATCTGCTCACTGGTGGCGGTGCCGGTTGCTCCGCTGAGGTACGTGTCGGTGATCTGCATACCTGCACGCCCAGGGAGGGGCTTGATGATGAACGGCTGATCGATGCCGATCACGGTGATGTGGAGGTCGCGGCCTTGCTGGGCGGCGGTGATGGTCATGAGTAGGTGTGCTCCTTGCCGTGAGGGGAGGGTGGTCACCCGGCGGCGACCGGTCAGGCCACCGCCGGGGAGTGAACTTGCTAGGTTGCGGCGACGTACGCGAAGGCTGCGGATGCGCCGGTCGCGTTCGTGTCGATGATCGGTGCCGCGCCAGAAACTGTGGCGGGAACGAGCATCGCGAGGGTGTTGTCGTCGTACACGGTGAACTCCACGACGGCAGCGCCGTCCATGGTGATACCCGTCGTGCCGGTGAACTTGTAACCGCGGAGGACGATGATCTCGCCCACAGCAGCACCAGACGCCGGGGACACCGACTCGATGATCGGCTCACCCGTGCCCGCAATCGGCGAGGTGATGTAATCCACGACACCGTTGGAGGTGAACGTGAACTTGTACCCGCCGGACTCTGCGAACCCGGTCTTCAGTGGTGCGACGGACACGGAGAAGTTTCCCTCGATGGCGGGGATGTTCTCATCCTTACCATCGAACAGTTGCACGTCGACCTTGTTCGCGGCACCCTTCGACTTGGCGATGTTGAGCAGGGCGATGAGCCACGTCTGGGCAATCGCACCGGTTGCGTCGCGGACAGCTTCAACGTCGGTCGTGATGACCCAGTTCTCGCCAATCTTCTCCATCGACTGAGTGGTCTTGTTGCCGTAGTTCTCTCGCGGCTGGGTGACATCGGTGGGAAGCCCATTGATGTTGTTGCAGTCTCCGGAAATGTTCTCGAAGACACCGCCACGCTTGACGCGGAGAATCTTCTCGTGGGCGAGCTGCAGGCTGCCCTCAGTCTGTGACGTCGCATCATATATTGCAGTTGACATTTATTGCTCCTTGTTTTGATGGGGGAATGTCGGGCATGCCGACTGCCCCTCTGTGAGGAGGGGTGGTTTTGTGGTCCGCTCAGGCGGAAGGCCGATAACTGCGGTTGCGCGCAACTCGGTCGTCAACATTGTCTTGAACAGTGCCGAGGAGAAGGTGCTCGGGATTGCAACACGGCGGATTGTCGCACGAGTGGCGAACGAGCAAACCCTCAGGTATCGGGCCGTAAGCGAGTACATATGCGGCTCGATGAGTGCCTACGGTCTTCCCACCGAAGCGGATACGTCCGTATCCCCACCGATCTACAGAGTTGATCCACTCGATGCAACCATTGGGTTGAACCGAGAGCCCAGATGCGAGTCGTTCGGAGGCTGAAACAGCGCTTCGATATAACTGCCCGTTTCCGCCCTTGCGCTTGTAGTGCATCTTGCACATTCCGCGCGAGTGGCTGGCGCGTTCGCAGCCTTCGATAGAACAGATACGCTGGGTCACATCAACTCCTTACCGAGTTGGTCATGCCCCCGGTCTGTTAGCGCAGATGCGGGGGTCTTCCATAAGTGTACGATCAACCGCCGACAACAGGGCGGCGACCTTTGAGGTAGAAGGTCTGCGCGGTGGAGTACCGGCCGTTGCTGTCCTTCGTGAAGGTCAGCTGCGAGAACAGTGACACCCACGACACGTTGAACCCGGCAGGGATGCCCTGCTTGTGATCGAGGGCAGCCGCAAGGTTCCATGCGAGGTTGCGGGACTGCACCTTCGTGCCCTTCAGTCGGGAAAGGATCTGGATGCGGTGCGTGAAGTTCGCACGGCCTTCACGGATCGGATCGAGGGTGGTGAGCGCAATAACGTTGTCGAGAGTGGTGGGCAGGTCTGGGCCTGAGACGATCGCGGGCCGCTCCACTGTTGCCTCAGCAGTCGTGTACACAGCGCTGGGCTTGTACAGGCCAAGTGCGAGGTCGTCGAGGTGCTGTGCAAGGCCACGCTCGAACAGGACTAGGTAGGAATCAGGCACCGCCCGCTCCCTTCGCGATGATCGCCCGCAACTCGGGGAGGTTCTGCATCATCGGATCTTCCAAATACTTCCCCTTGGCGCCGGGATTGCTGTCGGTCGAGAAGTTGTACTCGGGGTGCTCGTGGAGCCGTGCAGCCTGGGGGCGGTCATAGACGATCTGTGTCGTGTCGCCGATTTGCTCAGCATTGACGACCTGCCCGGATTCGGAAAGGTCACCATTGTCGAACGGAACCTGTTGAGAGGAAAGCGCGAGCCCACGTTCGCCAACCATGTTCTGCCCGCGCACAGCGCCCATAAGGATCTCTGCGGTGACGGCGTTGAAGTTGAGGGTGACGGTGACTTGTGCGCTGATGTCATTCATGTTGCCCAAATCTCCACATGGCTTGGGGTTCTCGGATACGAGAAGAAGGATGAGTCGATTACTTCGGCCTCACGCTCGCGCGTAGTGCCAGCCCACACGGTGACCTTTGATGCGGGCAGCACATCATTCGCAGTGAGCAGCACAACGAATGTGGAGGCGGTGATCTCCTGCCCTACCGTGGGGGACGATGAGCGGCGGTCGACCACGAGCTTCGACTTCTGCTCCACATACGCGGGCACATCCGGTACTGGTTCGGCGTAGGTGACACCCTCAGCACCTTCTCCAGCGAGGCGGGTGACGATAATGCGGTGCGGAAGGTGACGTTTGCGGAGCCTAGGCATGAGCGCCCCCTACGAGTGATAAACGGTCGCGGAGATAAGACCCGCGTTCGTGAGGATGGTGACAGCAGCTTCACCAATCCTGCCAACGAGCTTGTCGCGGGGAGAATCGGATGCCTGGTTGCTGTTCGTAGTGCCGAGGGACACAGAACCGATCTTCACCGCGCCCGCACTAGCTTCGGCACCACGCGGGTCATCGGTGTCCTCCCAGAATTCGACGATCGCGCACGTCGCTTCCGTGAACGCATCGGCGATCGTGGCGTCCGTGGGGTAGTTGTCCTCGTCGACGTCGTACCGGGCAAGGCGGGTGAGAGCTTCTACCTCTGACGATGCGGAGCGGAGCCGCTTGCCGAGCTTCGTTTCGTCGCCCTCGAACGGTTCCTCAGCGAAAGCTCCGTACTCGGCTGCTGTGGCGTACACACGCTGGGCCATGGTCTATTCCTCGTCGTTGTCGATGCGAGCACGAATGAGCGCAGCAGACTCGCGGGCGGCAAGTTTTATGTCTGCCGCTGCCAATAGCGCAATGTTTCGGGCGTGAATGGCGGGGGATGCGGGGATGTACCACTCGCCCTCGGTTTCCGGTTCAGCCCATGGCAACGTGCCGGATTCTCCCTTGACGAAACCGCCGTCAGGCAGAGCTGAGGTGTCGGCCATGATCAGTTGAAGGACGTAGAGGGGAGGGTTGGGAGGGACTTACCGTCACCGATGATCGTGCCGTCAAACATCTCTACGATCGCGAACGGGCCTTCATCGCCGGAATCGGGGTCGACTGGTGTGCCAGCCTTGACCTCAGCGGCTTTCCCGGGCTTCGCGGGCTTGCGCTTGCCGGAACGCTTCTTGGGCTGTACGGGGCGCTCAGTGTCCTCAATCGTGAAGTTGTGCAGCACGAGCGCTGCACGAACCTCTGGGTGGAGATCAGCAACCTCAGCGAACCCGTCATGAAAGGTCACGCCGACGAACGTCTGCTTACCGGCCTGCGGGCGCGGATGTGTGATGCGGGCCATGATGCTCCGATCAGAGAGAGTGGGAGGGGTGCGAGGCCGCGACAGGGAGGATCTGCCGCGACCCCACGGGTCGGTCTAAACGAAGACCGGGAGACCACGCAGCTGGGCGTGAGCCTTCTCGTTGCCGTACTCCAGACCGATCTCGCCGTACAACTGCGAACGAGTCGCAGAGCCGACCTTGGCCAGCGGCTCTTCGAAGAAGTGACCTTGACCCTCAACTTCGAGGAAGAACGGTGAGAGCTGCTCAAGCGAAACAATCGCGAGAGCATCCTGCGGGAGCTGGCGGTCCAGCATGATGTTGAGCGTCCCGAAGTCCGTCTCGATCGTGGTGAGGTTCACACCACCGACGTTGCGGGTTCCGGCCAGCGGGTCGGACTTCGCGTACGCAGCCGCGTAGGTAGCGGTGAGGTTCCGCTTCTGCGAGGAGTTGCACGCGATCGTGGCCGAAACAACGTCACCCAGACCGCCGTTGTCGTACGCCTTCTGGAACAGACCGTTGTAGGTGTCCAGGGTGGGCGCCGTCGAGGATACCGGGATGACCTTCACACCGGTGGCAGTGCCGAGCGTGATGGCCGCGCCACCAGAGGTAGCAGCGACCTTGAACGAGGCCGTCGTGGAGACCGACTCGACAAAGTACACCTTGCCGATGACCACCGAGGTGATCGCGTCGCGAGCAGTGAACACAACCTTGTCGCCAACGTTGAGCGCGTGAGTGACAGTGATGACGTTCGTTGCCGTGGTGGCGGTGAGTTCACCGGAACCGTAGATGACACGGTTCGTGCTGATTGCCTGCAACAGACCGCGGGTCTTGCGTGCGGTCGTGTTGTCGGTCGGCTTGTTGTACTCGCCATTCCAGAACGCGTGGTTCACGTCCTTCGCGACAGCCTTCAGCTCGTTCATGACCTGGTGGTCATGCTCGTTGGCGATGGGGTTTGTGCCCTCAACACCTGCCGTGTTCGTCTTGTTCTGGGTGCCCTGCTTCGTGTACGAAGTTTCCACCGCAGAGTGGTGAATTTCGGCCACGTTCGTGACGTTTGAGCGGACACGCGACTGTCCGGCCGGAGCGTTCGCGCCCTCAAGCGCTACGTTCTGGTCGTTGTCGCGCAAATCCTCGATCTGCCATTCCTTCTCAGTCGACTTCACCGAGACACCACCGGTGAGACCACCGATAGCAGAGAGCAGAGGGGTTGCCTCCGGGGTGATCTGGAACAGTTCACCGACGAAGTTGGGCAGGTTGTATGTGGTGCCTTGACCGGTAATTCCGGGCATGGTGACTCCTTGGGTTTAGGCGGATGCCTTCGCTGCCGCAATGCGGCGCTTGAGCGTGATGGATGATGCGACATCCCCGTCCTTGGTGGCCTTCGCGAGAAGAGCTTCGAGGTCGGGGACACTGCCTCCCTTGTGTTCCGGGCTACCTGAGCTCGGCGGGGTGGCTTTCAACGCCGGGTTGGCCTGCAACTCGGCGGTGATGATGGCTGCGATAGCCGCTTCATCCGTCGGCTCTACCGACGCGATGGAAGCTTTGAACTTCTCGTTAGCGAGAAGCAGTTTCGGGGAACCACCAAGACCGTGAGCGAGGATGGCGACCTGTGTAGAAATCTGGCCAGCCTTCGCTGCAGCTTGTGCGGTGGTGAGGGTGGCATCCTGATCGGACACCTTCGTGGTGAGTTCGGTGACGCGAGCCTGCAGCTTGGCAGGGTCAGTCTCGAGTTCTTCGCCGCCACCGAGGAGCTTCGCGAGTGCGAGGTTCGACTGCTTCACAGCGTCGGCGGTTGCGGCCTTCACTGCTGCGTCGATCTCGGTCTTGGTGGAAGCTTTCTGGGCTGCGATGTCACCGCGGAGGTTCTCGACGAGTCGCTGTGCGCGGGCAGGGTCGAAGTTCTCGGCAGTCCATGGGGCTTTCGCGGCTTCTGCTTCAGCTGCGGCATCTGCAGCAGACTTCGCGGCTGCGGCCTGAGCGGCAGCATCGCCACCGTCTCCACCTTCGCCATTCTCGTAGCGGATGCCCATGAGCTGGTGCTTCGTGCGCCCGATGACAGCCATGCCGTCGACGTTGTGCTGAACAGGGATGGTGCTGGTCTGGATGGACACGGTTGTACTCCTTCGCGGCGCCTGGCCGAGTTGGGTGGATCGCCTGCTCTTGCAGGACGTACTGGACGCGGGGCGTCTGTTCCGCTGGCGGGACTCGAACCCGCATACCGCTCGAAGCGGACTGGCCGTTACCCGTGCGGGTTACAGCGGACCTTTTGGTTAGGCTGTTGGGCCTGTGGCGAAGATGCCGCGGTTGGCGCGCATCTGCACGTCTTCGAGAGCGGTGAGCGCAAGGGACTTGTTGCGGCCGTCAGGCACAAATGCGCCGATGTGCGAGGCGACCTGAACGATTGCCTCTTGAAGCTTTACGACCGCATGTTTCTGCTCGTCGGTTGCAGGCTTACCGGACGAGGCGGTGAAGAATCGCTGCTCAAGCGGGGTGGGTGTCGTGGACTCTGCCATGATGTTCTCCTTGATTCGACCCAGCCGTCTCGCTGGGAAGCTATTTGCCGTCTGCGAAGTGCAGCTGCTCGCGATAGTTCGAACGGTTCCGGCCGGTGTCGTTGATGAACTGACGCATGCTTGCTTGACGTTCGCGTACTTCGCGGGTCGCACGACGGCGGGAAACATCATCACCGGCAGTCGCAGCGTCACGCTTTGCCGCACGAATGTCGCGCTCGATCTGACGTTGCTTCGTGCGTTCCTTCTCCCGCTCGGGGGAGTATTCGAAGCCCTCCTGCGGGATCGACAGGCCGGGAAGGTAAACTGAAGTTTTATCACGACAATTCGGGTGCCCCCAGCCTGCAGCTTTCGCTTGGTCGAGGGTGCCCGCGATCTGCACAACAACCTGACGGTCTTCTGTCGCATGGGGAAGCGTCACAGCGCCGGTCTGTCCGTTGGTGGAAAGAATCTTCCCAATCCACGGGGCGCAAAACTTGCAAGCATCAATGCCGCCGACGATGGTGACAAGGTTGAGACCTGATTGCTGCATCCGCCATATGCCAGCATCTTCGTAAGCACGGCGTACAGCGGTACGTCCGGCCATTTCGGCGTAGGAACCGATGCGCCAGTTGCGGCCAGCTTTGTCTACGAATCCGGTGATGCCCTGCGACAGGAACTGTTGCACCGCCTGGGCTTGTGCGACCTTCATCGTTTGTCCGGTGAGAATCTGTGATGATGCGGTGAACGAGATGACCTTTTGGTACGCATCTTGTGGGTAGCGGGAGATGCGAAGGTGCATCGCTTCAAGGCGTGAACTGAGGTCAATGGTCAGTGCAGCAACCGCTTGTGTTGCGTTGCCGGTGAGTGCGCTGGTCTGGGGGAGTCGTGAAGCCATCCGCAACCGTGCAGCGGCGGCGGCTTCGCCTTCCTTCGCAGCAATATCGATGAGTTCCTGCGCGAGCCCTGCACGACGCAGCTTGTCAGTGACCTCAATCGCGAGGAACTGCAACTCGCGGATGGACTGTGCCCGGTATGCGGCAAGTTCAGCAAACGCCCGGTTCTGCGCGATGCGATCGGCGAGTACTTTTGTCTGATCGGCAGTGAGAGTCGCGGTCGCGAGCTTCTGCTGCAACGCCACATCACGGTAGGAACGTTTCGCAATCTCACGAATCAGCTCATCCTCGGCACCGGCATATCGTGCGGCAAGCTCGGCGCCCAACTCCTCGATCAAGTCCGCAGCATCTACCGGGTTGTCGAGGTTTGGAACGTATGCGGTCACGGTTAGTTCTCGATGGGGTCATTGACGCCGGTGAACGTGGCAGGATCCGGCGCAGGCTTACCCTGCTCCAGCTGCACACGGGCGATCTCTTCCTTGATCTCAGTTTCTGTGAGGTTGTCGTCACGGACACGCTCACGCACACGCGCCTCAAGAGAGATCGCACGAGCCATGTCAAGAATCTGCAAGGTGCGTGCCCGCTTCTCAGGGTCTTCCTGCGAAATCTTCGCGAACGTGACCTCGGGACGCTCAAATTCGCCGCCGCCCTTGCCCG